GGCCATGACTGTGGCCACCGCACCGTCGATCTTCTCTGTGGACTTTTCTTTGTCTGGCTTTATATTGCCAGCCGGGTCAGTACGGATATAGATGTTGTCCATCATCCAGCGGAGGACGGGATGGCCACCATGGGCAATCCGTTCCTCAAGCACCAGCTTCATCAGCTCCTTCGTCGGGGGCGACATATCTTTGAATCCCTGTCCGAAGGGAACAACAGTAAAGCCCATGCCTTCCAGATTCTGCACCATCTGAACCGCACCCCAGCGGTCAAAAGCAATCTCCCTGATGTTGAATTTCTCACCCAGGCGTTCTATGAACTTTTCAATGTAGCCGTAGTGGACAACGTTGCCTTCGGTGGTGAGCAGCGAACCTTGCCGCTCCCAAACATCATACGGGACATGATCACGCCGGACACGGAGGTCGAGGTTCTCTTCTGGAATCCAGAAGTAAGGTAGTACCACATATTTATCGTCCTCGTCCTCTGGAGGGAAAACCAGAACGAATGCGGTAATGTCGGTGGTAGATGAAAGGTCCAGGCCCCCGTAGCAGACACGGCCTTCCAGATCCTCTTCAGATACGGCGAAGGAGCAACGATCCCATTTCTCCATGGGCATCCAGCGGACAGCCTGTTTGACCCATTGGTTCAGACGAAGCTGGCGGAAGCTGTTCTCTTCAGCGGGGTTTTGCTTGGCGGACTCGCAGGCCGCTTTGACCTTGTCGATCCCAACCGTGATACCCAGCGAGGGATTGGCTTTCTTCCAGACCTTCGGATCTGTCCAATCATCGCCCTCATCGGCACCGTAGATCACCGGGTAAAATGTGGGGTCGATTTTTCGGCCTTCTATAATATCCTTGGCCTTCTGGTGGGTTTCATAACAAATGGATCGGGTGTCGGTACCCGCTGTGGTGATAAGAAAATACAGGGGTTGCATTCGAGCGTCGCCAGAGCCCTTGGTCATAACATCAAACAGCTTTCTATTTGGCTGGGTGTGCAGCTCATCAAAAACGACACCGTGGATATTGAAACCGTGCTTGGAATAGGCTTCAGCGGATAGCACCTGGTAGAAAGAGTTGGTGGGCGTGTAGACGATCCGCTTCTGGGAGGCGAGGATTTTTACTCGCTTTGCCAGGGCGGGACACATTTTGACCATATCAGCGGCGACGTCAAACACGATAGCGGCCTGTTGCCGATCCGCTGCACAGCCATAGACTTCCGCCCGTTCCTCACCGTCGCCACAAGTGAGAAGAAGGGCAACTGCGGCAGCAAGCTCCGACTTGCCCATTTTTTTGGGGATCTCAATGTAGGCGGTGTTGAACTGTCGGTATCCGTTGGGCTTTATTACGCCGAACAGATCCCGGATTATCTGCTCCTGCCAGTCGATGAGTTCAAAGGGTTTTCCAGCCCAGGTACCTTTCGTGTGGCAGAGGCATTCAATAAAGCCGACCGCATAGTCAGCGGCCTCCTGATCGTAGTAGGAGCCTTTGGCCATGAACTTGGTCGGCTTGAACTTTTTTAGTTTTCGGATAATCGGTCACCTCCAGATCGAGGGGTTGTACCTTTGTGGTATAGGGTGTGGGTACCTTTGCGGTTAAGGGTGTAGTACCCTTTGTGGTTTAGAGTGTTCGGGGGGCAACGGTTAAGGGTGTTTGATACCTTGCGGAATAAGGTGTCTACCTCTTTGCGGTTAAGGGTGACACCCCCTTTGCGGTTAGAGGTGTCCTAGGGGTTGTGGTTAAGAGTGTTCGTACCCTTGCGGTGACGGATGGTAGACCCTTTGCGGTAATAGGGGGTTACCCCTTTGCGGTGTAGTGTACCGGGGTTTGCGGTTAAGAGTTACACCCCTTTGCGGTAAGGGGGTGTAGGGTGGTTTGCGGTAATTGATACAAGGGTTGAGTTTTGTGTGGTGTCTCAACCTTTGTGGCCTTCGATGGGGTGCTTCTTGTGGTTGGGGAGCGCCCCATCATTTTGTATTCAGAAGGGGTGCTACCCCCTTTGCGGATAAATAACAAAAAAGGAGTGTTTCTAATGTCAAAGATTATTCAGTGCAAGGATTGTACACGGGTTTTTTCCTTCTCGGAGGAAGAGCAACGCAGATTCCAGCTCCGGGGTTGGAAAGATCCCATCCGTTGCAAGCGGTGCATCGAAAAAGCCAGACAACGCCGTCAGGACCCATACTGGGGTTGGGAGACAACAATGGGTGATAATCTCCATGCACCAAAGGGACACAGAAGAGTAAACTATCCGTTCCATGTCGTGGGCGGTTACAGATAAGGAGGTGGCAAAATGCTGACATTAATTGCAACGTTGATTGTTTGGGCGTTCATTCAGGCGCTTTGTGCGAAAAATCCAGGACCGTTGATGGTCATTTTCATTCTCTACGTAATTCTCAGCTTAGTGGCAGAAATCATGTACTAAAGGAGGTAGCATATGAACAGAGAGTATGACGAAGCACAAGAGTTGGATGAACTGATCGACAGCATCGGCGGATGGATCCTGGAGGACGAAATGAAGCCTGGGCTTCTGAACCCGCTACGTGTGCAACAGATGCGTTTCTCACATTCGGTGATGAAGAAACTATCGCAGGACTCCCAGATGCGGGTCACATACACAATGCATGATCCATTCACGAGCATGGGCAGTATCACTGTAGAGGGGGACTACTTGGAGTTTGATGATTGCAAATGGCTAGGTCGGGCGATGGAGTTCGCCAGCAATGTGGAAGTGTACCCACTCGCTGAAGGAGGGGTGCGATTGGTTCTGACGTTCTACCACCTAGTGACCAGGTCATGAAAAAAGCGGCCTCTCTGGCCGCATAACAAGGAAAAGAGCCTTTCGGCTCAGTCCCTGGGGATTCTTATTTCTGGCGCATACACCAGGCTATTGCATGACCGTTATCTACAAACTGTTCGGTGGCAGTTTGGATCAATGCAAGGCGGCATTCGACGTATGGAATGCCCATTTCTTCGGGATCGTCGACCATCTCATAGATGTCTGCGGTAAAACCGCCTTTGTGGTAGCAGTCGGAAACGAACACCCGGTCGCCGTATTTGAGGACAACACCGTAACTCCCGGAAACCTTCATATGTAGTCGTTCCATTGTGGTAAATTCCATAGCCGATCCTCCTTACTTCTGGGTCATGCACCAAGCCAGTGCGTGGCCGTTGTCGGCGAAAGCCTCCTGGGAAACAGTAACCAGCTTGACCGTACCTTCGCAGGTGTGGTCGGCGGTGGTGAAGCGGTAGACGGCACCGTAGTAGCACAGGCCGTTGGGGTTGTAATAGTAACCAGCGATGAAGGTTCGATCATCAAAGGAAACGCACACGCCACCGTTGTGCATCATCTTAACTTCCAGATCCTCCGGGGTGGTGATGCTCTGGAGGCGGTAGGCATCTGCCTTGGCTGCGGTTTTTGCTGTCATGGTTCGTTCCTCCTTAAGCGTTGGTGGGGGCATTCACCAGGAAGGTGATGGTGCCATCGTTGGCCATGTTGAAATCCTTAACCGTCCAATTGTCGTACTCATCAGGGAGGGACTTGAGGGGGCCGATGTAGTAGGCCTTCTTGCTCCGGGCGTCCTTGAGGATCACCGTAGCGTATCCAGAAACCAGATCGTAAAACTTGCTCATCGTCATTGTGGCATCCTCCTTATCGCTTGCTACGGATCTCAGCCCGCTTGGCCTGCTGGGCGTTGTAAAGGATCGTGAACTCTGCCCAGGAGATTTTGTAGTTGCTGCAGTCCTGGGAGAACTCAATGCGGATGCCTTCGATTTCGTTGCGGTCGGTGCAGTTTTCGATCCGCTTAAGGTAGGCGGCTGCCTTCTTGGTAAGTTTCTGTGCTTTCATTTGGGGTTCCTCCGTTCCTTTTGTTGTACACATATTCGCTCTACTTCGCCTAAATAGCAAGTTATATCTGAGGCATAATGTATACAAAGATGGAGGACAGAAACTGTATATATTACAGCGAAATACGAGCAAAAGAGCCAGGCGGCTCCCTTGCTTTGCTGGTGGGTTATTTAGATCCGAGCCATGCGAATGGCGGGGACTCTGGCTCTTTCGTTGGTGAGCCAGTCGATGTAATTCGCATTCACCTCGGTAATCCCGGCCATGCGGTATCCGTGCTTCTCGAAGAGAGCGAGGATTGCGACGAGGCCAGAAAGGGTGCTGCTGATCGTGAACTCGTCGATGCCTTCCTTCTTGAAGGTGTCGGTGATGGGTTCCACATCGCTTTCCCAAATGACCTCTGCGAAGTCGATGAGGTCGTTTCCGTGTTCCTTGCTGCGGCGGTAGGCCCAGAAGGCGGTGGCGTTGATGCCCTCGGCTCGGATGTCCTTGATGCGGTTGGTGATGGCGTTATCAAAGGTGGCGATTTCTTTCATGGTGTGTACCTCCGTAGTGTGTTTCCCTTTTGGTAGTACACATATTCGCTCTGAATGGGCAGAATAGCAAGTTATATTTGAGTCATACAGTACACAAGGTTATGGGGGCGAAATTGTGTACTTTTGGGCTAGTTACGCCTCGTTATCTTCGGATTCGTCATCCAGATCCGGGGCATCAATGGCGGCGAGGAATACAGCGGTTCCCAGGCGGAAACCCTCAATAAATCCGTCCTGATCGATCAGATAGCCGAGGCTGTGCTGCTCATCGACATACTCATCGAAGAGAACCTTTTGCTCCGGGGTGAGGATGGAACGCAAAGCCTCTGCCTTCTGGCATACCTTTTGGGACTGGTGCCAGCGGTCGGAGTTTTTGTCGATGTCCCGATCCCAGGGTGAAATCTCACCGCCATACAGCTTCTTGATGATGTAGCGGAACATCAGTCTACCTCCCCAAACAGAATGTATTCCATATAGGATCGGCGGTCGGTGTCCAGCAGCAGTAGTAACTCGGTCATTTCAAACTCGACCGCAATTTGCCGTATGTTCCGGGTGTCGCACATATTGGTTACGCCCGTGCGCCGGATCACCTCAATGTCCTCCTTGGCCTTGGGATCAATCATGCGGCACCTCCAATCCCTCCAGCAACTTGTCCAGTTCGGAGGTATCTTTATCCAGGTAGCCATAAGCGTCCCGAAGGGCGGCGTTGAAGTCCTCGTCATCCTGGCGGTCGATCAAAACCAGAACCGTAGCCAAGCGGCCATGGACTTCCACGGGAAGATCGTCCAGCCCCAGGGTGGAGTTCAGAAGGGAAACGGCGATTTTGAAGGAGTCAATGTGCAGCATAGTTAGCCCTCCGTTTCTTTGGGGAGAACCTTATGGCACCGATCCTCGCCGTAGGCAACGCCGAGGGTAGAACCGTTGTCCCACTTCACGTGGATGGTTCCCAGCGAGTCCACATACATAACCGACCCTTCAGTTCCAATGGGAGGTGCCTGGGCATCGTCCATCTGGTCGAGGCAAACCCTCGTGTCCTTGGGATAGGTTTCCCGAAGGAACTGGAGCATTCCGGGGTTCAGGCTCTTCATGCGGCATCACCCCCGGTAGCATTCTCCTTGGTGGCGGTGCTGGCCTTAAAGGCGGAGCTGCCAGAAAGGTTGCGGAGCAGGATCTTCCGATCCTCCTTGTACTCGGCACCAATGAAGCCCAGGCGGAGGAGGAAGCAGCGGAAGGTGTACTTCTCGTTGTCAACATCCTTCTCCTTGGCGGTGACCCGTTTCTGAGTCTTAGCCATTTCGCAGAGCTTGCAAATGAAGTTGGTGTAGGCCTTGACTTCTTCGGGGCTAAGATCAGCCGTGAACCAGGGGAAGGAAACCTTGTCATCTTCGGTGAGGATCGGCAGATCCGAGACACCCAAAGCCTTCTTGATGAGGTTGCCCTTGGAGTCGATCAGATTCTTCAGATTCTCAAGGGTTGTCTCGGTGAACCAGCCGCGAGGGATGGAAACGCAAAGGCCTGTGGGGTTTACGGCGGTGTCGCCATCCTCGGCCACCACGAAGCCCTCATTGCTCAGTCGCTGGAGCAGCCGCTCAATTGTCTCGCTGTCGAGGGCATCGGTGATGGTGAGGCTACCGCCCTTATCGACGGTGACGGGGCCAACCTCATAGGCGAAAGTGGGTGCGCCGCAGTATTTTGCGGGGATGTCCAGCCACTTGGAAATGGTCTGAACCAGGTGCTTGCGTTCTGCACCTTGGGCGTTGATTTCGATTGTCATGTGTAAAACCTCCTTGTTTTTGGTAGTCACATATTCGCTCTGAACTGCCATAATAGCAAGTTGTTTCTGACACAGACATCGTAGAATTACACGCCCTCAAATTGTGTATAGAACACAATGCCAGCGAGGACAAAAAACACACACGGGAGGGCTACACCGTTACCCCACATCTTATACTCGGCGGCATCCGAGTGCGGATCTTGTAGCCATTTGATGAGCTGACGGTCGGTCTTGGGTTTGGTAGATTTACTTACAACCCGGCGATGGGTTTCCCAGACCTCTCGCCAGAAGGAAATGTCCGCCTCCGTGGGATCGGGGGTCTCCAGATCCGCACACCACCAATCGGGAAATCCCTGCAATCTGGCGCACTCGGTTGGAGTTAGCCGACGCACGGTGTAATTGGAGAGAACAGCACCGGGGCCTTTGGCAACCTGGGTGGCGGCGAGTTCCTCACTAACAGCGGGCTGGAACTTGGAGGTAGCACTCTGGTTGTAGGTGGCATAGTCCACACCATAACACGGAGCGGTCACGCAGGTAGCGTCTTTGAAATCTCTGCCCATCAGCGTTGGAGATTCCTCCTCAAGTACCTGGGTGTATTTCGTAGGGGTGATGGTGTAAGCCGGACACCTAACGATGGCGATCCCTCCCTGGTGGCAGGTGGGGTTACCCCCAGAGACATCCAGCGTTTTGGCGGTGTCGGCCTCGTAGTAACCAACATGGGGGTTGCTGGAGAGCATACCGCATGACTGGTCGGAACCGATCCCGAAAGCCTTCACGACAAGTTCATTGCATCGGGCTTCACCCTGATCAAACACATTCAGCGTGTTTGCGACCTCGGCCTCCTTCCAAGTCTGGCCTTCCGCAGCGGAGTGAGGGCGGGTTCCTTTGCAGAAAGGAACGCTCTCGCCAACCACGAAGGGCTGGTTGTTGCCGCCCGTACCGAAGGTGGCGGATACGG